TGGTGGCAACGTTGGTATAAACCCTACTTTGAGGCCTCACCCGATAAACAACCTCGGGGTAGGTATATTTATGATAAATTGAAATTTCAACCTTTTATGGATTATTTGGGTCAAGTTAAGCGGCGTGGGCAATTATATAAATCTAAAACATTTGTTAGTCAGCCGTTTATGGAGTGGGTTCGTGATTGTAAAATTGAATTTGAAGATGAGTATGGGCGAACTAAATTAAATTCACCTGCAATGGAAAAAAGTATTTTAAAATACAATAGAGATCAGCCTTATTTGGATTGGAAAGCATGGGAAATGTCTGGTGATTGGACAATACGTCATTTCCGCCCATTTATAGGTCGTACCCATACGCTTGACAGTAAGACCGCGAAGAGTTGGATGGATAGGTCCACATCGGGGGGGGGGCCCCACAATACGAAGTTCCAGAATAAAGGGAAGTTGTTGGATGATGAAATTAGTGATGAAATATTTGAGGAATACTGGAAACGTTTGGGGTCAGAGTTACCGATTGAAAGTTTTTGGATGGGCAGTCTGAAGGATGAAATGCGTGATCGGGAGCGATTAGATGCTAACAAGATTAGAACCTTTACTGCATCATCTTGTGAACATACACATGCTGTCAATCGGTTGTGCGGAATTTTTAATGAAAAATTTTATCAGTCGAATAATAAATCTTGGTCTTTTGTTGGAGGGACTAAGTATTATCGAGGCTGGGATGATTTATACAATCGATTGAACAAGCATCCCAATGCTTTTGAGATGGATGAATCATCGTTTGACGCAAGTTTATTTCAGGAAGCAATGTGGGGGCAATTTTATATTAGGTGTGCATTATCGAAGTATACAGAGGAGGAGAAAGCCAAATTATGGGAGTTGTATTATCAAATCATTAATTCTCGTATTGTGATGGATAATGGACAAGTTTTTCAGAAGCATACAGGTAATCCCAGTGGTAGTGCTAATACTATTGTTGATAATACTATGATTTTGTTCCGTTTATTAGCATATGCGTGGATTATTTTAAGTCAGGAGCACGCACCGGAGTATTGTTCGTATGAAGATTTTATGAGGAATGTTGAGGCTGCGTTAAATGGCGATGACAATGATTTTACGGTTAGTGACGAGGTGGTTAGTTGGTTTAATGCACGTAGTATTGCGGCTGTTTGGTCGAAGATAGGAGTTGAAACAACCTCACCCAATTATGATCCGCGGCCGTTAAAGGATTTAGTGTTCTTAAGTCATAAATTTGTTTGGGATAATTTAAATCAGGTTTGGTTACCAGAGCCATTTGAAAGTCGTATTTTGTGTAGTTTGCGTGATGGAAGTACTATTAATGATATAAGATGGATGTTATTACGATGTTATGCAATGCGCATTGATTCATGGCCAAATAAGGAATTACGGAAGAAAATTCAATCACTTATTGAATATTTAGAGGAAAAGTATGCAAACGATTTAACGGGAAGTATTGGAGAAATTACTTGGAAAGACATACAAACTGTTTATAAAACAGATGCTGAAATAGAGCGGATTTATACTCAATATGGGCGGGAAGAGAGCCGTGTTACTGAAGAGATTATTTCGAAATTGGTTTAAAGATTTGTAATACTCGAGTTCCAATTTGTTTGTTTCGCACGAGAAGAGCGATTTCAAACAATCCAATTTATTTTGCCCAACACGGCGAAGTTTATTGCAATCGAAGATTTATGTCGGCAATCGCAGCAGCAGCAGCATATAAAGCAGGAAAAGCTGCAGGAAAAAGAATGGGAAAGCGATCCGAAGAAAAAAGAAGGAAAGCGTAAAGGCGGGCCGAAAGGTCAAAGGTTATTTAAACCATTCAAAGGGAAGATGGGTAAGAAAAAGAAACAATTTCGGCGAATGGCGAATGGTATGGGAATGGCGAACTCAACATATCGATATTCAAATCGACCGTTAGCACGGGCACACGTGGGTAGGACAGATAAGCCT